GTTGACCAGTTGCACCTATATCACCTTGTGGTCCTTGTGGTCCTTGTTGACCAGTTGCACCAGTGGCACCAATTTCACCTTGTGGTCCTTGTGGTCCTTGTGGTCCTTGTTGACCAGTTGGTCCTTGCGGTCCTTGTGGTCCCTGTTGACCAGTTGGTCCTTGTGGTCCTTGTGGACCTTGCTGACCTGTTGCACCAGTAGCACCAATTTCACCTTGTGGTCCTTGTGGTCCTTGCTGACCTGCTGGGCCTTGTGGCCCCTGTTGACCGGTTGGTCCTTGTGGGCCTTGTTGACCAATTGGTCCTTGTGGGCCTTGTTGACCTTGTTGACCTGTTGCACCAGTGGCACCAATTTCACCTTGTGGTCCTTGTGGACCTTGTGGACCTTGTTGACCAGTTGGGCCTTGTGGGCCTTGCTGACCAGTTGGACCTTGTGGACCTTGCTGACCTGCTGGGCCTTGTGGTCCCTGTTGACCAGTTGGTCCTTGTGGTCCTTGCTGCCCAATTGCACCAGTTGCGCCAATTTCACCAGCAGGACCTTGTGGGCCTTGTTGACCAGTTGCACCTATAGGACCAGAGCCGCTTGATATAGTAACCGTTACGTCTTCATTACCAGGGCCAGTTGAACCAATGGAAACACCAGTTCCTGTGAAATTAATCTTAGATACATCAGTAGTGACACTAACACCGCTATCTTCTATTTCTATATTTTGTCCGCCACCGCCACCAGTTGCACCAACATATCTAAACCCTGTAATATAGAGATCAAAGCCGCCTGGATAATTTCCTCCAGTATTACTACTTATTGCTGATGCTAGATCATTTGCAATAAACAAAAGACCCATATCATAATTAAAAACCCAACCTACATAACCTGGATTATTATCTTGTTCTGCTGTTGTTAATATTTCTTGGAAAGTACCAGGAGCCCCATTAGGATCACCGCTATAAAGTCTAACACTATAGCCTATTGACGGTGCACCTGATGCTTGTGGTATTGATGGAGGTTGAATCCAATTTTGCTTTACACCTGATGAAGGGTCATTCAGTGTATTATAAGATATCCATGTATTATCTGCACCCGCAGTTACCCTACTTAACTGTACTGCATTGGCTCCAAGTGAAAGATCTTCAATGTTTGTAGGATCTGCTGCTGCGTTAGATTGTGCAGTTGCTAAGTTACCTGCAATTGGGATAAGAGAATAATTGGTTAAAATTCTTTCAGGTAATACCTTTGGGCTAAATGATAATTTAGATTCGTACCACCTTGCCCCTGAATCTGCATCTATGACACCACCTGCCTGTACCTTAAAGGTTAACTTATTTACTTCAGTTGTACTAAATCCCATTTAACTAGTTTCTTTTTATATTTATTCTCATCCAGTTTGTTGACTACCGTCACTGAAGTTAAGAGTAGCTATAATTTGATCAATTCTAATAGAAGAATCGATTATTTGAATTTCTACATAGAAACCTTCAAGTGCGTTGCTGCCACCGAATGTACCACTAATGACATTACCAGGCGTTGATCCTGTTCTACATTGAGCAGAGCCATCGCCTGCATCGACGCTTGACGGTGGATCGGTATAATTTGCAAAATTAAAACCACTGCCGTGTAATGAATGAGGAACCGCGCCATAACCAACATTAGTTGATACTGGGGCTGCCTTCTTTCTTATGTATATTTTTAAATCTTCGTTTGCCAAATCAGTAAATGCATCACTTACAAAGTTACCACTAAATGATAACTCAAAACTTGTAATAACTTTTGTAGGTTGAGTAGTAGTTTCAAATAATCTGTGGTAGGTTGCAGTATCGCTATAACCTGAATAATTAGGATTAGCCCCACCTTCGTCTGGCTGATACGTTATTAGATTGTTAATCACTGTTGCATATGCTGGGCTGTTTCCGTTGTCCGCAAAGAATTTATCAGCCCTTACTAAATTACTTCCTACAACACATGCATCGTCAAACGGACTAGAAGATCCGGTCTGGTTTGATATTCCACTACCTAATGAAGGTACTGAATTCCATGTACTGTATGATGAAGACCCTCTCGTTAACCTAAACTCCTCATCATCAAATCTTTCTCTTAAAGAATTTGAATTACCTGTTGTACTATAGGTATCTATTAAAATAGAAGATCCTGGTGATGATGGCTCCGAACTCGCATTCCAAGGATCATATACCTTAGAAGAAATGGTTGCATCATTGTTTCTAAATCTAAAATTATTGTTTGTTATTTGCCAGTCATTGTAACTAAAGTTAATATTAAGCTGATTCCAATTATTTGACCAATTTGTAAATGTACCTACTGAAGGATTCCATGCGGTTAATTCAAGATTGGATAATCCATAATCAGCACCAGTGGCTCTAAAGTTCCAAACAGCAGCGCCAGATCTACCTTGTGTATTGGCATTTAAATTATCTATGTCATTTACATTTACTGTAAATGCAGACCCTGCTATATAATATTCAACCCCGCTTATATATTTTGTTAATATTGAACCAGCACTTTCATTGATTTCAACAGTACCATTAATTGAAGGGGTAGATGGATACCCACCTAAGCTATTAGCATCAAAGAAAACATCAGATTGTGTATATGTATAACTTCCACTGCCATCTGTTGTAGTATCAACTGACATAGAAATTTCTACATGATAACGCCCACCAATTAAACCTGCATCATTAAAAACATCTGCCATTATAACTGATACGGTTGCTATTGCTTGCCTTCTCGTTGAATCGGTTGTCATACTTGATACTGTAACCGAAATATCACCATCGACATTAGTGTTAGTTCCGTTTTGGTAAAGGGTTGGTGTGGTATATGTTTTAAGTACGCTCACACCATCAGCATCGTATACCGTTACCGTTATATCTGCATCGCCTGATGCACTTAAACTAAATCCTGTTACCCTCTCTGCTGTTGAAAAATTAACAGTACCAGTAGTAGAATTATCGTAAGCAGATTGAACAGTACCTGCCCAGCCGCCAGTTTTAAAAGGTGAACCTTCGGTAGTAGGGGAGCTTATTCTTACGTTCTGTCTGGTAATACCACTTTCGCCTACGGTACCATTTGTAGTACCATCGGTTGTATTAAAGTGAGAAGCAAAGGTTGGAGATGGGATAAAAACATTTACCTTACCAGGTGTACCACTATCCTCCGCTAAAACATCATTTCCAATAAAATTAAATGTTTTGTACGTACCCACAGCAGACCCTTCGTCTTCTACGTGGATACCGGCAAACGTTAATTCATTAAGACCATTAAAAATAAGGTTAGTTTGTGAAGTATCTAAATCAATTGATACCTGTTCATCTGAACCAACTGTTGTAATATCAATACCTTGTCCTGCAATAACAGAAGAACCGCCTCCACCTGTAGAAGATATAGTAATAGTATCACCACTTGGTGTACTAACTGTTGTTAATGTAACATTTGAACCTGCTACAAGCACTGGGTTATATGCAGCCTCAATAAACTCATCCAATGTAGCTTGTGTTATTAAGTCGCCACTTTCAAATAGTTCCTTTAATTGATATTTAGGTAGTACAGCCATTTATACTTTATTTATTTCGTATGAAGAAGATCCATAAATTTATCAAAGGATAAAAGTAATACTTTTTTCTTCTTCTTTTTCTTTTTTCCTTCTGGTGCATCTCCGCTACCAACCTTTTGTGTTGCAAAAGAATTAGCAGAGCCAGGATTACCAGGTAATGAAACATCACCCATGCCCTGTACATTCATATTAGGGTTAAGACTAGCTGCTGCTTCCTCCTCTACTTTATCAGGTAATCCTTTTTCATCCGTATAAGCAAAATCCTCTAAGTCCTTTAAAGGTAATTTTGCTAAGTCTTTTATTTCATCAGAAGCATCTGCTGCTTTTAGTTCGCCCTTTTTATATTGAAGGGCTAAGGCAAACAATCTCCTTTGTGCTTTACTCTTCGCTGGCATTATACTCGTTTAGTGATTTTAAATTTTTCATTTCTTTGGATTCCTTTACAGGCTGGAGTATGTCTTGTAATGTTCTATAAAAACTATGTATACTCTTAGGTGTCATTTTCTTAAATGTCTTTTCATCATCTACCTTAAGAGCATTACGGACTTTAGATGCTGATATGTTATCATCAGTTCTAAAAATTTCATATCCTGTAAATTCAGGATCTACACCTAATTCTTGGCGGTATCTATCTTTATTAATCATAGAATCATATGCCTTCTTTCGGTCAGTACCATAGCCCCACATCACTGGTTCATATGTAGGTCTCGCAGCAGCAAAGAGAGTATCAATAGCGCCGTTAGGAACTACAATTGCAGTTTCCAAAAAAGGGTATTGTTTTGCCATCTTAGCAAACATAGCTTGTTGTAATGATTCATCAAATGGTCTTTTCTCTGGATCAGGATTTTTACCTCTTACTAAAAATACGACTACAGGTAATCCGTTCTCCTTATACATTTTTTCAAAGACCTTAACATGCCCTAATGTAAAAGGCTGGAATCTTCCTACAAACATATTAACCTTTTTCATACCTGGCTTTTTATGTGGTACTTTTAATGCTTCATTAATAGGGGCAGTAGCAGTTCTTACTCTTTGCCCATAAGGTGATAATGAGTATCTCTTAACACCAGTTTCATCTTCACTAATATTAAATAATCCTAAGTTTCTTTTAAGCCATCTCTTATGAGCTTTAATTTCTGCAAGAATTGTATTAACCTCATCCTCAGTTAAATGGCCATCAGCAACAGCATCTAAAATAGCATTACGAACTTTTGCCGCGGTAGATACATTTTTAGCAGGATGTTTCTCTGTATACCTTCTCTTAACCGTTACTCTCTTTTCGGTTATAAATTCATGTATGTTTTTTAGGTTATTCATTTCACTCTTTTTTTATTTATTCATTTTAAACCTGCCAGTTTCAGGATCAAAATCAGCATGTACTAAATTAGCAGAGTATACTGCATTAGGCCTAGGTATAGTAGTTCCATCTGGGCCTTTGCCTTTTGCAAATTTAAATCCTGGGTTAGGTGACGGTTTCATTAAAGAAGCATTAGTTACACCATCAGTGATATGAACACCTCCTGATTTTTTAGATGTAGATACATTAATGTTTCCGTATGACTGCTCTTCAAGATCACCGTTATGTACTGCAGCAACTAATAAAGAAGCTCTTAAGTGACCTATTAATGCATCCTTTTGATAATCTGGGAAAGGTCCATAACCATCAGCTTCCCACTTTTTCAAAGTATCATCGGCCCATTCTTCTGGTGAACGATTACCGTACTTAAGAGGTAAATCATCTTTATTTATTATACCATTTTCTACTGCCCAGTTTTCTGTATTATCTAAAAGTTCATTACCTTTCTTAATTGTTTCAGGTGTGGTTGGTTCTTTAGTAGTACCTAGGAAGTTATTATGATTATCTGCAAGAGCATCTAATTTAGGACCAGTTTCTTTATTATAAAACTGCGATTCACCAATCTTATTTTTTAATGCAGAAGCAGCACCACCGTCTTTCTTAACAGATATGCCTCCCATAGTCTCCAGGTTAACAGCTAAACCTAAACCTTGCATAGCAACCTTTTCAGGGTAATCCGGATCATTAGGATCTAAGTCTATATCACCACCTAAACAAATTACATCGGCTACTGGGAAATTTTCACCAGCAGGTAATTCTGTACGATAACCTTTCTTGTTCATTGATATGTATGCAAAAGATTCAGCAAGGTCAGCACTACCTTTTCTGATTGCTTCAATGTCATCCATCTTTCTAAGTACTTCTACCATGGCATTGTCAAAATCTTCAGGAGATTCGATATTACTTAGGTCTTCAATACCTTTCAGTACCTCTAATTCCTTTTCGGTTGGATTATCACCTATCAGTTCTCTCATCTTTTTAGAAATAACCTGAGGATATTCCTTTTGTATTTTCTCAGCTCTTTCTTTTTGTGGGAGGTCATCTAATCCAGGTACAGTCTCAATCATTTCAACATCCTTTAAGTTAGCCCATTTCTCTAAACTCTTATTATGTCTTTCAATTGCGCGGTTTGTTCTCTTAACCAATCTACCTACCTCCTCATCGTTTAAATCAGGATTTTGTTTCTTGTAAGCCTCGTTTATACTTTCCATTAACTTACCTTCATCAGGTTTAGGTAATCTCTTAATGGTAGTGCCACCAACCTTAACTTCTTCAATTTCACCACTTTCGTTTTTCTTGGTTTCTACATTAGGTTTATATGTTTTACCTCCTGATATTTTATTGGGGTTAATATCTTTAGTAGCAATTTTAGGCTTAACCCCACCAGCAACCGTTGTGGCAGAAGTAACTTCTAATCCCATATCTTTAAGAGATTGTACAGCAGAACCATCCTTATCCGAAAGACTCATAACCTTTTCACGAGCACCTTGTGCAAATACACCAGGCTCAGATGAAGCAAAGTAAATTTTAAGCTTTCCTTTAGAATCACTCAACCTTGCATACTTACCAACAACCTCAGATTCTTCTTTAGAGAGCTTTCCACCGGATAGTAATTTATCGAATCCTTTAGTAAATGATTCTTTATCTTCTTTATTAGAAAATGCAATTCTGCTATAGTCGGATTTAATGTTTTTAACCCTAGCTTCAGTAAACTTTTTCTTCAATGAATCTGGTAATTCAGTTTCTGTACTTTTGTCTTTATCACCTACTATCTCTTTTGCCTTTTTATATGCCAGTGTATCTTTATCGTAACCTAACGCAGATGAAACTTTTACTTGTCTTCCTGTTTCTGGATTTTTAAATTTTTGATCTTCAATACTGGCTTCTATGACAACCTTACCTAAATTAATAAACTTATTATAATTTAGAACCTTTTCTTCAACTAACATTTCTTCTGCGTTAGGCAAAAGAGATTCATTAGTAGATTTAATTTTTAAGTAATCATCAAAGGTTTTAAATTTACCATCGTCCTCAGTTTTAATAACATCAATAACTTTACCTACCATTTTATTAAAGTCTTCAATAACCGTAGGTGTCATAATATTACCACCTTGCTTTCTTTTCTTTTTTAGAGAACCTAGCATTATCTTAAATAGATCTTTAAGTTGTGGATTTTCAGTAAGTATGTCTTTAGTTCTTTGACTTGGTATCAATTCTACATTTAAATCAAATTCATCACCTTTTGCAAATTCGGCCTTTTCAATATCAATCTTTTTAATGTCCTTACCTCTCTTTGTAACATAATCATTAAAAATATTAGATACCAGTTCTATGTATCTCATATCTTCGGTATCACCTAATATTTCATGCTTCTTAATTCCCCTCTCCTCTATGAAGGCTAAAAGATCTAATAAAATAATTTCATTAATATCTGCCGGTAGTTTTCTTAGTTCTACAGGTTCCTTATCCTTCATTAAGTTAATTGTATAAGGATCTATTAACTTGGCTGCAACTACCTGTTTAGTACCTGCCTTATAAAACTTAAAGATAATTGATTCAATAGGTTTCTTTAGATCATTTTGTAAAGTAGTAGACTGTATAGAAGGATTTAAAATTTTTAGTAAGTATTCAGCAAATGAGTTTGTACTAAAAATAGCAGAATGATCTTCTTTAGGTGTATCTAAAAATTCTTTTATCTTTTTCTTCTGTTCCTCTGTTAAGTAACCTTTAAATATTGGAAGTAGAGCAGTTACACCTAATGCATTTGCCCAGTCATTTAAAACTCTAGGATCATCTATAACCTTTAAGACTTTACCTGAGGGTGAGGTTACTGATATATGACTAAGGACCAAATTATTTTTAGGCAATCTATCATAGGTAATAATACCAGGACTATTACTTGGAAAATACTGAAAACAGAACATCCAGTTATCTGGAATGGAGGACATATTTTTAGAAGCCACTGATTTGATATATCTTATTGGCTTTTCATAATAGACCATCATAGTCCTATCAATAAGATTAATAGGTCTATGATTTGCACCTTTGTAAAAGTTAATGCCCTCTCCGCTCTTCTTAAAAGAAAATGAAGATCCTGACAGTTTTTCGGTCACTACCAAATAATCTTTAAATAAATCTTCGATTAATTGTTTACCTGCATCCTTATAGATCTGAGTTAACTCTTTCATTTGCTTATTTTTTGTTATCAGTTTATATATTCTTTACATTAATAGCTATATGGAAAGGATGGGTGCCATATTCATCCTTTATCATACTCTATTAACGGCAGAGTATATACAAAAATTACAAATATTAACTCTTAATACAGGTGATGTAGATAAGTGTAGATATCTGTTATCTACCGTATTTAATAATACCTAATAATTGATTGAGTGGTGCAAAAGCCCCAGTTAATTTGTAAAGTTTTCCATTATATCTAAAAACAATACCTTCGCTAGGATAGATAGAATCAAGACCTCCTATTCTATCAAGCTTGGCTAATTGATCCTCTACCTTTTTAATTTGATTAACCCCGCCACCTTTTTTAATTTTTGTAGTTTCAGTATCAAGATAGGCTCTTAATCTTTGAGCTTCATCAGACGGGTTTGCCGCAACAAAATTACTTGCATTCCTAATAATAGTAGAGCCAAGCTCCAGGAATAAATCTTCAAAAGGTCTAATGTTTTCTTTATACTTTTTCTTAACATCTTCCTTATCATACTTTTTAACTAATGCAGCTTCTTCCTTTCCAATCTGTTTAGCAAGAGATCTCATATTTAATGTTTTCTTGTCGCCATAAGCCCATCTTCGTAAAAGTCCTTCTTTAACGTCCTGTGAAAGATTAGGAAAGTCTGCATCAATTAATTCCCTCCACCACATTTCATGGTAACGAGAAACCTCATCACCATCATTCAGGCCATATCTTCTCTGTAAAGCAATAATCTTATCTTCAAACTTTTTCTTATTATTGCTAAAATCAACATCTTTTTGTAATTGAAGTATTCTAGGTGGAATAATCTTAAACGTTTTACCTACGTTTGATTTTACTTTGGCTAAGATTTGTGGAATTTCTTTAGCAGGTCTACTATCTGTATCTAAAATATTTCCATCCCCGTCCGTTTTTGTAATATTATGAAATTGAATAACATCAGTATCATAGTTAATTACATTAGGATTTTTAGAATAGATAAGCTCCATGTTCATGAAGTTCTTACCATCATTAAATATTTCAGCTTGCTTAGAAGAAGGTAACTTAGATAAAAGGTTAGCCAAATCTTTTGCAGCAAAAACAAAAGTGTCTCTAACACCAGGAACATCATGAGCTTCAAACTTTGAAACAAATTGATTTAATGACATAGGATCTTTAGTATCACCAGTATTTCTAGCAAACATAACCTTTCCATCCTTCATTGTAACAAAAAGATTTTGGCCGTCTGTTTTTTCAATAGGCTCTTCTTCAAAGTTTAACTCGCCACGAAGGCCTGCATCAACAATTTTCTTAAAGTCACCGAAGGTTAAACCCTTGTCATCGTAAGGGTGGCTCATGTGACCGGCGGCACCGCCTTCAAAAAGAAATGGCTGGCTTTTGTCGGCCAGCCATTCTTCGAACAATTTTATATGTTTCATGGTTAGTTTTTTATTATGATCCCATTGTAGATTGTAAAGCTCCAACCATTGCACCATAATCTCCACTATACTTAGAAAGTAAACCGTCAATTACTTCGGTTGCTTTAGCTTCATCAAAATCTTCACCATGAGCATCTTTTAAGATTGCAGTTGCATATTCTTTAAACTCACCGTCATTTTTGATTTCCTTTTCGGAAACTTTTGCTTCTTCAACAGCTTCATCTTCTTCGGCTTCAACTTCTTCTTCTTCCTTTACTACAACAGTACCTTGTACATCAGCTTCGTCCTTTGCAGTTTCTGGTGCAGTTGTAATGTTTTGATCTTTAGTAACTAATTCTTCACCTTTAGATGCAGGCTCCTCTTTAGGTTTACCCATATCCATAATATCACCAGCAATACCAGCGGCAGTTTCAGAACCATCACCTTTTTCTGCAGGAATAGCAATACCGTCAGCGCCTACTTCTTCATCGGCAACTTCATCACCTTCAACTTTAGTAATTACTTCGCCTACTGCTTCTTCTACAGCATCTTCATCTTCCTCAACTTCTTCATCTTCTTCAGCATCGTATGCTTCATTTACAAATTTAGAGAAAGACATAATTCTTGATTCTTCTTTCTTGTGATGCATATCTTCATCATCATCTTCTTCTTCTTTGTCGTATTTAACATCTTTCTTAAGAGCATCAATTTCAGCATCATCAGATTTAACAGCGCCTGCATAGTGATCTTCTTTTTCCTTATCATCTTCATGATCCACTTTAACATCGCCCTTATCTTCTAACTCATCACCTTTCTTTTCATCTTCTTCACCTTCTTCTTCATCATCTTCAGCAAGAGGTTTAGCAGATGCAGCTACAGGAACAGCATAATCTTCAGGTTCCTCATCATCATCATGATACTTAACATTCTTGTTAACTGTGATTTCCTTTTCTTTAATGAAATCTTCAAATGCCATGATTCTTTTCTTAGCGGCAGGTTCAACCTCTTCACCAGATTCTTCATCATCACCTTCAGCAGGAACTTCCGCAGTAATTGCAGGATCATCAGAAACCTTTTCACCAGCCTTATCTTCAATATCTTTAGGCTCACCCATTGCTTTTACTTCATCCTCGATATCTTCGGCTTTATCTTCCTCAACATCGTCAGTTTCAGCAACTTCACCAGCGGCACTCATTTCTTCATCTTCTTCTTTTTCGCCTTCTTCGCCTTCTAAAGATCTAGGCTCTCCCTTTTTCTTTATTTCATCCTCGATATCTTCAGCCCTATCTTCTTCAATTTCATCTTCTGAAATATCTTGTTTTGGAGTGAAGTCCTTTAATAATGCTTCTAATTTAGATAAAAGATTTTTTTCTTTCTTTAATTCTTCAACGCTTTCATAACCCATCTTTTTAACAAGATCCATTACGGCGTCATGATTAGCGGTTGCAGATTCGTTTACAGAATCAGTAGCGGTGGCCATCATTGAAAACTTTTTGATTGGTTTCATTTTAAATTATCTTTTTTTGATTCTTTTTTTATATATCCATGTCCCATGTGAAAGATATTCTATTTAGAATCTAACATTCTGTACCTCAAATGGGAATTTTTCCTCTTTGTATATTTTTCTTCTTTCCATACCGTGGCGATAGATGTAATTCATCCAGTCATGATCATCTGCTTTGTATCTTAAATCATCAATAAAGTCATAAATCTTTACAGTATCTTTAGATTGGTGCTTTCTTAAACCCCTACCGATTGATTGTCTAATAATGACTTCGGATTTAAATGATTCAGTGAAAAATATGTTATGTATATTTTTTATAGAAATACCAGTAGAAAAAGTCCCATAAGATGCTACAATTATAACATCATCATTCTTCTCCATTCTACTTTTAAACTCTTCCCTAAAATCAGATTTAACCGACCCATCTACATAATAGACCTTTTTATCGGTTATTGATCTTAGCTTTTGATATATCTTTTCACCGTATGCTATTTTATGAAATAATACCAATGAATTAGATGTAGACTTTTTAATTACCTGGCAAATAAAGTCTAATCGCTTTTCACTTTGATTAATAAAATTTTGCTCAAGACTAAATAATTTTTGTCTGTCATAAGGATTTTTTGAAAGAGATGAAAATGCTTCTTTTTGATCATCAGTAGCATATTCCATGTGGATCTGTAATACTTTACATTTTGCAATGTAACCTTCGTCTTGTAGGTGAGCAGCCTTAACTTGAGTAACCAAAGGGCCCATTGCTGACATAAGACTTAATCTATTTACAGTTCCTCGCTTTGGGATTGTACCACTAAGTCCAAACCTATAATCACAATGCCAACACATATCCATAATTTTTTGAATTGAGTTTGCTTTTGCTTTATGAGTCTCATCCACGAATACAGCATCAAATTGGTTAAAGTATTCCTCATCCTTTTTAGTTAGAGATTGGTATGTACCAATAACTACATTTGAACTTTTTCTAATCTTAACCCCTGCATAAATTTGCTGAATCTTAATTGGTACCCTACTTTTATTGTATTCTTCAAAGTCACCAGTTGCTTGAACAACTAAACTTACATTAGGTACGATCATTAAAATTTTCTTTTTACCTAATTGCTCCATCATATATGCAACTACCATAAACGAGATTAATGTCTTACCTGCAGAGGTGGCTAATTCAGCAAGACACCTTCTGTACTTAAGAATTTTTAAAGCTGCATCTATTTGATAATCCCTAGGCTTAATTTCAGACTTTGCAAAAAAGTCGTCTACCCATGCCTTAAATATATCTTCGGTTATACTTGTATCAAAAATTTCAGTAATACCATTAAGGGTAAACTCATAATCATATTCTTTACAAATATCAATTACTTCTTTCCACAGACCAGCAGGAATTTTATTTCTTTTTATAAATGAAATGTTTCCATCCCAGACTTTCTTTTTTACCAGAGGATGGAATCGCCATCCTTCTATTTTCTTAGTAAGACTAGATTTTAGCTGCTCATATTCCAATTCGGTACATGAGTCAATTACTAAAAACTTTTTATTGTCTGAGAGGGAGAGTTCCATTAAAATTCCTTATCGTCTAGATTTATACGGTTTCTAATTGCAAATGCCATATTATCTAATGTCTTAATACATTCATAATAATAATCAATATGAGATTGCAACATGTCTATTTGTGTTTTTAATGAACTCAAATCAGCTTTTATAAACTGGTTCTTTTCGCCGTTAGTTAACTTAACATCATAATTAATAGAGTACTCCCGATATTGTTGCTTATAATACCGATCCCATGTAGCATTCCTTTTATATATCGTAGTTTTAAAATCAGTAACTTTATCTAAAAGAATTTGCCTATATGATAACATTCTAACTTGACATTCTGCGAGTTCATTCATGTTTTTGAGTTTAGAAACCAAATCCTTAATTTTAAGTTTCCAATCATCACGGTCTTTGGTTAACCGCTGTTCCAACTGTTCGTTGGCTTCTTTAATTTGTGTATCGTCAAATGCCATTAAAATATACCTTTATCATTATTAGTTTTCTTGTAGTTTTTTATTTTAGGTTGAAACTTTTTCTTAGGTACGGGTAAAGTAAAATTAGAATCAAATGAATTAACATTTATTTTACTGAACTTAGTAAATAGCTTTAACCTTTTCTTTGAGATTTCAAAATCTTCATAAAAATCATCAAACTGCTCTGTCACAAAGTCATTGTAATTTTTTATCATACAAATATTAAATCTAAATGATTGTTTGTAAAATATTTATCTAACTGCGATAAGCACCCAGTTCGATGCTTATATTCATATTTGACTAAATCGTTAAGATCTTTGACCTTTTTAGAAGGTATTCTAAAATCCTTTAAAAACTTATCCCACATAAATACAGTATTTCCTGATTTAAGTTTTTCGATCATCCTACTCTTACCTTCTAAATCATTATCAAAGAAATATCTAACAGTAGGTATTTCATCAAAATCAAGTATCTGTTTTTTGACTCCAGTTAGGCCGATAGTATTAGTCATAAACATTGCATCAATAGGTCCTTCAAAAACAGTAAAATCCCTACTCATATCAGCAGTAAGAATACCAAAGATCATTGATATTTTATTTAGTGAATCAACATCTTCTTCATTGAGATTCATAGGTCGTTTTAGCCTATCATATATTCTTTCAATATTCCATGTCTTGTACTTAGGGCCACCACTATTCCCATCTAAGTCTCTAGTTTGAAAACCTATAATCTTATTATCAGAAGTTAAATTAAAAACATAAAGCTCTTTACGACGTGGATCATAACCGAAGTTTTCTGTTTTATGATGGAGTAACCTACTCTTAAGATATGGGTAAGCTCTATATGTAAGTGAGTTAATTGGATATACATTAAATCCTAACGCTATTTCATCAAAACTTAATGCCAAATTTTTAATCTTTTCAAATAAGTGAAATTCTAAAGTTTCTCCTAATGAAAAGTTTTTACGGTTTTCTTTAATAAAATTGAGTACTCCTATTCTATCTTCACCTTCAAAGTTTAAATTATGATCTTTTAAGAAAGTATCTAAACTAACATGCGCAGAGCAATTATAACAGTGTACATACAAATCATTCCAATAAAGGTTGCCTCTTTTCTTTCTTACATTATCAGCAGAATCACCGCAGTATGGGCATGCAAAATTTAGTCTTTCTCTGCCTTCTAAGATTCTTCTTTTCTCAGGGTGAGAATGGTTTTGATGAAGAACTCGGACTACCTTTTCGATAATCCGAGCCTTCATCTCAGAAGATATTACTACTTCTGTTCCCATTTAATTAAAGATCTAAACCATTAATGAAATCATCAAAGTCATCTCCACCACCTGAAGATTCAGATGTTGGTTGAGCCTCGGTAGTATTAGTTACCGATTCTGCTGCCTTTTCGGCTTTCTTAGGTTCAGACGGTGCTTGTGCGCGTGTTACCGTTTCAATAGACTCACCTGGATTACTGAACTGGGCGAGAACACTCATTACTTTATTTCTCTGTTCATCATTCCATGGGCGGTAATCAAAGTTAGCCAATTCTGGAGCATCCTTAATGTAATCCAAAATTGCAGTACGACCCGCATCATCAGATGTTACAGATTCACCGTTGATTGTCATAGCAGAACGAGAACCTTGGAATTTAGAAGAATCATAGTTAGGATAACCACCTTTCTTAGAAATTACCAACTCAAAGTTCTTACCTTCAAACGGATCAAATACTTGTGTTGGTTCATCAAATTGAGGATTAAGTTCTTCATCAATTTTAGCTTTGATCTTATAACCAAACTTCATGATTTTAACTTGTCCCTCAAGATCACGGTTCTGTGGATCTTTAACGATTTGAACTAATGCATAAAATACTTCTCTACGCTTAAGACCTTCCGACATCTTTTTATCTACAGCCGATTCAGAATTTCTAAGTTTAAAGAACATATCCTGTACTGGACATTTCTCACCAACAGTAGACGGTGAATCTGCGTAGAATCCGTTGCCATCTCGGTCTTCCAACCAATAGACATACTTACGAACGAAAGGTTTGCGTGGATTTTTTACATTAGGAAGAAACCTAATTAATGAACGGTAGGTACCGTCTTGACCCTGATCGGGTTTTGGTGTGTACAGATCGCTGCTTGGTGCGGGTCTGTCTCCAGTGTCAAGGTCCTTGACGCTTACACTGAAAATGTCGAATTCATTTGCCATTTTAATTGCCTTTTTTTAAGTTTTACTTTTTGTTAATTTAAAAGCCATAACTTAGCATTGCCTATTTGCGTGCCCGGGAATTGCCAATATACTTTGCCTTGTTAGTGCCAGTTTAAAAGTCCCTGAATAATCAGTTCCTTTGTTATTTATATATTCATATCTATACTTAGTTTCACACTAACAAGAAAAAAATTAAAAATGCCAAATCCCACCACCGTCTCCTCTAAACGCTAATATTTTCCAATCTAAATCAGTTGATACTATCTCATTTTTCCAGAGCCAGTATCTAATGATCCTTTCAGTACTTTTAGAAGTATTCTGTGTGTTATCTTTAATGTATTCCCAAAACTCTATAAAATCATTAAGTCTATTAATACCAAAAGAAAAACAAAAACTCGCAGTCCAATTCATTTCATATTCTGTCTGACCAGGCAACATCATATCAGGATAAGCTAGTATTGTATCATATGGATTATCATAATCCCATATTCTCTTAAAGTAAACTCCATCTTTATCATTTAAACCGCTACCACAATTATCGCTTAAGTTATATCTACCTGATAGTTTTGTCACAAAGTCGTATTCCTTTAGTTTATGGCTATAATGATTTAAGAATGTAGAATATAAGACAGCTTCGCAGTGTGATTTATTATGATGTGTATTTATAACCTTGGCGGCATCTTTATTTAAGTTTTCAATTCTTATACATTCTAAATCTTTATATCCCCAGATATTTTTTATAGTAGCCAAATGAAGATCAACAGAAGATTCTTTTAATGATCCATCTACTAAATAAACCTTTGCATTTGGATACAGTAAGTAAACTGAATTTATTGCTAATAAAGTCTCTACCATTCTTTCTTTACCAGTTTGAGTACTCCTGGTATCCATGTAATCAAATCTCCCTTTACTAGGTGAGACTACAGATCCTATTATAAATACATGTTTCATGAATCAAGAATAATTGCAGTAACGTCATTTTCGCGAATACTAAATATCTTTTCACCTTGAAATTCAAATTCAGTACCAGCCATATCATGAAATAAAATCTTAACACCTATTTTATAGTCTTCGTCTTCAACGTCTTCGCCGACAGATATGATAATACCAGAATAGGGTGGTGCATACTGCCCTTCTGTTTTTGGTACATAAATGCTGCCGATTTTTTCCGGCTGTTCATCTTTTTTAAGAAATATTCTATTTTTTATTGCCTTTATCATGATTTTCTGAAACTAAGTTCTAAACTCTATATATAAAATATACTAAATTGAAGGAAGAAAAGTATCTAGTTATTAGCATTTAAGTATTCGGTGGTTTTAAAGTATAAAGTATTCTATGATCACTTCCTTTCTTTATTTGCATTCAAAATAAAATACGCATCCACTAAATCATCTATAGGCTTAGGGATCTTTTCTGAAAAGTCTTTACCTTGACACCATTTCCACAATTTAGTATTTCTTAAATCCTTATCATTAAACACATCATTTTGAAATGCCTCTACCATATAGTGCTTATTTGCATTTCCTTTACCTGCCAACTTCTTAACGTGTGATGGTTGAAATACCGATATTTTTTCTACACTAAATGCATTCACAATTTCATTTCTTAAAAATGTGTTGTATTGTATAATATCAATAAATGAATTACCCTTAGAGCCATAGGAGAATCCTTCTAAGGCAATACGGTGAGATTCTGTACCGTATAATGTAATTAAGACGTTTATTATCAATTCAGCTATCGCTTTACCATCTGTCATTTTTTCCCGCTCTCTAGGTAAAAAGTCCTTGCTGATTACATGCCTATAATAAGGAAAGCCTAAAATAGTTTTATTGTCAATAAGTTCTTTATGGACTTCGAATGCTTTAGGTACTTTACGGCCCTTTTCGCCCCAGACTCGGTTACCATAATTAAAGAAGGTCATAAACTTGTATTTACCGTCATGACCCTGTGTACATAACCCTGGGCTATTTAGAGAAAAATCAATACCTGTGTAAATCACTAAGAAAGGATTATAGTCTTTTACCAAGAACTGCACCTAATGCAGCACCTACTAATCGACTGGTTAATAAATCATAAAGAGCTCCTTTTTGAATTCCTAAAACTTTAGCAATTGCTTTACCTACGGCTTTACCTAAAGCAAAACCAGTAAGACCTCCTAAAACAGATCCTAAAATACCTTCATTGACAACTTCTTCCATCACTTCTTCTAGATCTCTACCATTTGCATGCTCTTCCATAATACGATCAACTGCAGAGTTAATTGCAGCTTCCTGTTCCTCGGTTAAGTTTGATTCATTTAATAAGTTTTGAATATCAATAGAATCGTTACGGTTTTCGGTAAGATAGTCTTTAAAAGTTTTCATTTCTTTTGTATTTGTTTATATATTAGACCAGGTTAACCGCTATGTCCAGAATGTTATAAGTAAAATCAATATCAAAGGTTTGGAATTCAATTGTGTTACTTGAGAAGTTAAGATCCAACGCACTTACACCGTTCATAATCATATCCTTTAATTGAATCGTAACAAAAATATTACCTTCACCATCTAACATTTGTAAACCAACACCTTCAGGCACAAATGGATTTTTACCACTTTGCTTATAATAATAATCAAAAAGTTCTACAGCCATCCAATAATTAACCCAGCCATCAAATGCCTGCATTGTAATTGTTAAGCTTTTATCAAAAAGTTCTTGTTTAGGTAAGCTTGTTCTAAAATTTCTTGTATTGCCTGGAAAATCATTCTGTGAAACTGGATCAAAACTAGGTCCTGGTAAATTCATGGATTGAATTCCGTAATTAAAGTAATCTATAGGTTCTTTAATAAGCCCACCAGGAATTCTATTTAAATAAGGTCTATACTTATCTGCTATTTCCTTAGGTATAAAGGTTCTAGGGAATTCAAATTTAAATTGGTTATTTCTTGCACTTAATATCATAATCCTAGATTTTGTATTGCACCGATACCACCAGTAAGGCCACCAATACTTGAAGCCGGTGATGATTGGGTATTATATGATTCTAGATTATTAGCTGCAGTTTTTAAAGCCGAGCCTGTCATACTATTTGTAAAAGGATTACTTTCATTAACAACTTTCAATAATGCATTATTCTGTTGGGTTTGTAAGGCTAACAGATCAGCTTGGGCTTGAGCTGCTTCTGCTTCACTTAAAACTAATTCTGATTGAGCCGTACCTAATTGATCTGATAACAATGAAACTTCATTAGTTAGTGATAAGTTAGATGCAGTTAAAGATTGTATAGTAGAAATTTGCTCTGTGGAAATTCTTATTAAGTCAGAGTTTTCAGTATTAAGTCTTTGTATTTCATCCTGTAGTTTTTTTAATTCATCTGCATATATTTCAGCTTGCTTTTGCATTTTTGCCGTTTGCGTTTCCTTTGCAGCATCTTGTAAATTTAAAAAAGTCCCTGTGTATAAAACACTTTCATCACTTACACCGCTAACGGACTCCATTCTAGTTGATATGTAAAAGTTTTGATTATCTAATGCTAATATCTTTTTAGAATTTTCTTTATCAATTCTAAATAATACTTGTCCTTGTGAAAGATCAACATTTTGTACTTGAGTCCAGTTAGGAATTCTAATTTCATCAGTTTCTCCAACAAATACCAATGTTAATGTACCAACATTACTTAAATCAATAGGTGTATCGGCAATTTCGCCGTTTTCACCAGTTTCATCAAATAGGGTAAAGATAACATAATCATCAAACGGAGATATTCTAATAGTACCATCCCCTTGTGGCAATGGCTCTGCTGATGGGTTTAAAGAAGTAAACTTTGTAAAGTATTCTTCCCTAGTCTTAACAACAGATTCATTTGTCTGTACACCTAACGGAATATTTGTATTATTGAGTTGTGTCTCCATTTTCCTCTGTTATTGTTTGTATTTTTGCTGGCGATATTGCAGCCTTCACGTTTAACCTATCTCTAAATGAAGTTACATACTTAGTCTTAACTACAAGTTTTTCTGTTATCTTTTCAGAAGTTTGCCCAGGCGCATTACCAACACCTCCATTATTTACTATAATATTTGAACCATCATTATTTGCCAACTGATTATAAACATTAGCAACAGTTGGAACCGTTCCTAAATTTATTTTCATTAATCTTCTACCATACTTATTAACATCAAATGAAGTCAATTTAGCATTCTTTATTATCTGGGTATTATCTGCCCTGTTGTATAATCTTAGTAAATAATTAATAGAAAAAGATGCAGCTATTGCACTATTTAAAATAATAGGTCTGAATAATATAGGATTGTCAAAATTAGTCGTTTGTGTAAATACTTGTGTACTAGTTTTTATAAAGGATGTATTTATTTGTTCACTTACATTTATTTCATGAAATACAACATAGTCTCCACCTGAAGAATTTAACTGCGCTATGAAATTAGAAAAAGTTGATCCAGTTACTTCACCAGTTAATTCAAAATAATCTCCACCATCCGATTCAGTTACACTGGCATAAAGATCATCATAAATATCTCTACTAGGAATAGTAACAGCATTAATTTCTTCAACATTATAATAGCTATAACTATTTTCAACTATAGTTTCATAAATACCAGTAGCCTTAAGAGTAATAGTAGGAGTACCTAAGAAACCTTGCCCTTCTGTTAACTTATATCCTAGGCCATTAGGTACGGAAGAATTAAACTGATTATTCATAAAATAGAGGGAAGGGACTCTCCACTCTATGTACGTAGCATATAACTTATCATTAATTAATACTGGGTCAGGATTAAATACAGGCGTATCAGTTTTTAGAAAATTTATCGATGAAAGATTTAGTAATACACCATCTCTTCTAGGTACTAATGCTTCAAAGATAATCCCATCATAACCAGTGAAAGTAAATCCAGCAATAAAATGGACTCTATAAGTATCGTATGCAACATTTATTTGAGGGCTAAATGTTTGTAATACATTAGAGCTATCAGTTAGTAAAGGATCAAAATCATTATAAGGTACGCCTATACTAGTATCTAAATATGCATACTGAGTATTATTGGCATTTATTGAAGCCGCGGAGATATCTCTATAATTTCCCATTTCAACTGAAACAGAATCAGTATTAAAAAGATAACTACCACCCGTATGCCCATCTCTCATTATCTCAATCGGGTGAGTAGCAGTATTAAACTCTGTTGGGCTTGACTGACTGGTGTAAATATACTCTATAAGTATATTATCCGATATTTGTATAAATTTAGATGACTCCATTCTAATTATTTATTTACCACTGAAAAAACTTAGGCGTGTAATTTAACCCAAACCCAATAAACGGTGATACACCATCAATGCCATAACCAGCACCAATCTGTATACCAAGCCCTAGAGTTTTTCTATGTTGATATTGTAAATCTTTAAAGGCTTTACTTTCTTGATTAACTAATATTCCTTTTGCATCATTAAACGTAGTTCCTGGGTAATCCGTTGAAAGATTTACAAAAAGCTCTTTAGTTTTTGTATTTCTACTTAATGCTGCAGTTAACCAAATATTCTGATTTAAATCAATAGTAGCATTACCGAATTTATGATCCTGTTCATCATACGGAATAAATACACCAACACTCCTGGAACTTTTACCCCAAAATGAACTATCGGATAAATTTATAGCAGATGTATAGTTTTCAAAGACTGTGTCAATCACGGTAACCGGAATTTCTACAATTACTTCTTTAATTACAGTTTCGGTCTTAATTACTGTAATAGGTGGCTTACTCTTTTCGTATTCCAATTCTTCGTTTAACTCATCTAATGTTAAATTTAAAGCTCTAATCTCAGCGGCTGCATTACCATCAGCATCAATATAGTTTTTAATAGTATCTAAAGAAGCCTTCCAATTATTTTCTATTCGAGTAACTTCTCTATTGGCTTCATCAACTGCTTGGCATTGTCTTAACAGTAAAATGCATAACACAATAATACCACCCAATAAAAACATCCTAGTATTTTTAGGGTCAGTTATAAGACCAAGTATATTTTTAAGTATTATCATAAACCTTCTTCGTAGACTTGTAACAGCTTATATGGTGTAACTTCACTTTCACCATATTTTTCAATTAGTCTATCCATAAATTTTCTTTCCTTACCTTTCATCGTATCAAGCTCTTCAAAAAGATTATCTCTCTTCTCGGCCAAACTTTGAATACTTTTTTGCATAAGATCTATAGAGGTTTCAATTTCTTTATACCTATCTATAAAATTTGCTAATTCTTTTCTTTCTTTTTTATTCATAATTATAATAATTGGTAACTAAATGAGCCCAGGGCTTTACCGCCAGCGTCGCTATAACCGGAATTAGTTTGATCGCTTAATTTCCATCCGTTCCCGCTCAAGTCAACAAATAAAGGCTTCACTTCATTAATATTTGCCGGGTTATAATTATAAGCAGTCCCAGAACCAAACACATTTGTAGGTGTACCGCTATTTCCAGAACTATTTATAGGGAAAGGTAACACTCTATCGCCATTAGCCGAATTGTGAATCAAATAAAAGTGAACAGTAACAATACGCCCTACTCTAGTCCAATTCATCTCCAATAAACTTATCGGCTGACCACTTACAATGCTAGTACCTTCATAATTACCTGACAACATTATGTATCTGTCCTTATCTACAGCAGTAATTATATTATTATTTGTCGCGATATGAATATCACCTTCCATGTAAACCCCAACGGTTGAATCATATTGACCGTTAGCATTAGTATCAATTGCAGTCTGAGTCAACGATTGGTTAGTATTACCCATTATCATAACCTTTTGGTTTTCACCATCTAGTCTGATACCGCCTTTTCTATTCTGGTAAATTATAGCCAATCCACCCTCATCACCATTAATATCACTTTCTGCTGATATCAAACTATCACCCAGCCTGGTATAAAATGCATTAGAGGAAAATGCGGAAGTTGTTAAATTAACGCCAAAATTAAGTTGTGACGTTCCATCCTGGTCTCTTAACTGCAGCCTACCCTTAGAATTAGCAGTTGAACTATTCTTAACAAATGAAGCTATGTAGTTTTCTCCAACAGTTAATAAATTTGAATCATTTGGTTGAATTACACTAATATACCCTTGGCCTGTACCAGTTGCACCGAATCTAATAGTAGGAGAAGTTTCACTCCCTGAGGTAGCATATGGGTTCCGTCCTATCCAAACATCGCCGTTGTTTGTAGGGCTAGTGCTAGGGCCATGTTCACCCCCACCAATATAAACAGTTCCGCCACTGCTATTAGCAAAGGCATCGCCACCTGATATTACAATAGCTCTACCACGACCTCCATTTGTGAAATTATTTGCCAAAGGATACCCAGAACCACCTTTAATCGTTAAGGCATTAACCTGTGTTGGCCCATCGGTGATGCTAGTAGCAATAGGTCCAATAATCATTGGCCCTTCTGGATAAGAAAGAGCATTATTTGACGCCTTAAATTCAATTTGCCCAGAACGATAATCACTACCAGTTGGAATATTACCACTTATCTGTAATACACTTTCGCTATACATCATAGTTGCTTTACTATTGCCTCCTGTATATGTACCAATAAATGTACCTTCATTATTTAATTGAATACCTTTTAATCCACTGGCCTCGTTGATAATATTTAAATAGCTTGTACCACCTATATATGGTAAGGATATATCACTCCTGGTGTTCTGTCCAAAATATATCTTATTTAATTTATTAGCTGTGGTTCCTATATTGGCAGTTGTTGCAGCTATAGGTATCAATTCACCGCTATCTAATATTTGCCAAGAAGAATTCTCTATTAAGCCAGTACCGTCCCATCTAACTATCCTAGTGTTAGCGCCTGTACTACCTGTTAAATTTGAACCATCCCAACCTAATTGACCTTGTGGTATTGTCCCTAGATTATCATTTAATGTTCCTAGCCTACCTGAAGAATCTATAGAAACTAAACCTACGGGGCTAATTGTAGTATTTTGTAAATTAGGAAAAACCCATTCATTAGCCAAAGATGATATTCTTATTAAACCTTCTGCTAATAATCCTATATCTCCTGCGGTTAATGATATTGAACCAGTATCAATAGTTGTTGTAGGTAACGAAACATTTCCTACTGTTAGTGATGCACTTTCTGACCCAACTGCAATTACTTCAAATTTAGGCAATTGTGAATTATTAACTGCATTTAATTCAATAGTAAAATCTGATATATCATAAGGGCCAGTTAAGGTATTCCCTATCGTACCAGTAGTAAATGAAATAGATCTACCTGATCTGTACCGCTGTGCTTTTTCGAGAGTGTATATATTAAATCCGTATGTATCTGATATTGAGCCAGGTGCACCTGTTATTGCTTTAGGTACATTTACAATAAGAGAATCATCAACACCTAACGCAATAGACGATAGAGATGAAATAGAATTTTGTTCAAAGTTATCCCCAGCAACATCACCGCCGCCCATAAATTTGATTGCCTGAGCGGAGCTATTTTTTTGATGAACTAACATAGATACAATAGATGAGTCTATGCTACCAGCCATTGTAGTATTAAGCTGATATGCAGGAGTAAAAGGTATACCAGGATTTGCAGAAACATCGTTAGGTCCAACTGCACCTATTAAAGTAGAAGCAACACCCTGATTACTCACAGTTATACCGCTGGTAATAGGAGCTGGGTATAGGACATTTTGAAAATTTGCAGCATATACAGGATACGGGTTATTTCCAAATTGAGACCAACCTACAGATATACCCTGGGCTCCTTGTGGGCCCGTAAGATTAATTCCAGTGTTGGACCAAGTTAATCCAGTAAATTCCCAAACATCACCGTTAGATTGTAAATAGTAATCAGCAGTTAAAGGTGTAAGGGTAGGTGGTGTGACATTAGGATCATCGGTACCATCGTACCATTCTGTACCTCTTTCTCCTCTACCGCCAATTGGGCCTGGAGGGCCAATCGGTCCAGCTGGGCCTATCGGTCCACCACCATTTAATAATAGCTGATCAAAGTTAAAGTTAATCTTATCAACTACTTGTGAAATAGTATCAGAGGCTATTAATTCCTGTATTGTAATTGCCATTCTGTTCTTATTTTTTAACTATAGTTATACTAAAACCAAACGATTCAGTAAAGCCAGTCCTTTTGTTATATATTAAGCTAAGATCAAATGGATTGGTATTAAGTAAAGTAGAACCGATTGCTTTATTAATTGTTAAACCGGATGCAGATTTTTCAGAATTAGTTAACATCGCGGTACTATAATCTAAAGGTAGCTTTTCTCTGCTTTGTTTAACATAAAAATCAACATTGGATATCTTATATAAAGATAAAATATTTTGCTGAATATATCTAATAACATCATCATCTAATGTCTCTACATCATTATAGCTAAATTCAGGTTTAATGTATTTTTTAAACTGATTCTTAATAGGCTCAAACAAATATTCGGTTAATCTTTTTTGTATGAATAAGTAAAATTTAACAAAGGTTTCATTTTCTTCAGTCATAAACGTTCCATCTATTAAAGAAGGTTGTTTTATTGCATCTTTTACAAACTCATCTGAATGTAAAAATGTTTCCAATTCAATTTGCAAAGGTACCTTTAAATATTTAGACCCAAAGAAAGACTTCTTTTCTGTCATTGCTCTTGTACCGATTATTGATTCTATTTGAGACTTATCAATACTTTTTCTGAAATAAGAAGGTTCCCAATTAGATGAAAACGTATAGAAATTTCTTTTTGCAATTCCTACTTCATTAACTAGAGGATATAGACTTAAGTATGCACTATCAGTAGAAAGCTCTAATACGGTAGAAGGATCTTCTTCATTAACCTTGTGATAAAATAAATTCTTAATTTGTCCAAAGTTATTAACATCGCTACTATTAAATTGTGTGTTTGAGTATCTACACAATTCCATAACTTTATACTTATAAAGCTCATCAGGTATAGGTGTTCCTGTATATCCTGAACCAGTAAGACCAGTGCCAGTAACATTATCAAAGTTAATATCTATATAAGGATCTCTAAAGTAAAAGATATCTAAGGATGTAGGTTGATAATACCCTGCATGCCTGCCTATAGGAGTAATCCTAGGTTTGGTTTGTAGTGATAAATCATATCCTATAATATTTGTCAAATTAAACACAGTTGGTTTTGCTGGGTCAGGTAACACTCCAATGTATACAGATTTAAGAATGTCTTCCTGTACTCTTAATTCAATTGAAAATGTTTGTGCTAAATCACCATCACTTGCTAATACACGGTTTCCTAATTTATCAATAGTTTCATAAATAATATTAGGATTTCCTGAATTTACATCGTTAAATATGTTTGCAAAACCAACAGAAGATAAGCGAGAAGAATAAGAATTAAAACCACCACCAAGTGTTACATATGTCGCTGATAATAATTCAAGAGAAGATGGTATTGGCCCTCCTGGTATATACGGTGACCCATTTTCTGTTATTCCATTAATCCCTACAAAAAACTGATCATCTGATACTACCCTAAGTATGTTATCAATTTTATATAGTGAACCGCCAGCTTCAAATTGTATAGGATTAAATTGACCATCACTCCCTATTGATATGTCTCTTAAAAATCTAGGTTTTATACCATTTACATCTGGAACACCTTGAATCAAATAAGCATTGAGAGAAGGGTTAAATGTAGATGCTACAAAACTTATTGCACCTTGAACAATACCATTCTTATACTCATAATTTTGATCGGTATTTACAATAGGATTACATTCGTTACTACCAGTTCCAGTTTTATAGTCGCTTTCAAATGAATATAAAGTAGTCCTATCTATTGACTGAGACCCATCATTAATACATTCATTATTAAGAGTTAGAAAAATCAGCATTACAACAGTTTTCCATTTATCATTCTTAATAAATTTAATCTGTGTTTCAGGTTTATCTGGAGCGTTAGGTATAAGCATAACCGAGAATCTATAATCGTTAAATTGACCATCATTAATATATGACAAAGACCTGGCATTAAAATTAGGCCTTTGTGTAGGGTCACTTTTAGTTTTAGCTATAACCCTAACACCTCTTAAAAATGTTTCTGCAAAATTCTTATCATCACCTCCTGAAAATCTACCATATCTTAATTGCCTATCTATTAGATTAATGTCACCACCAGTTGTAAACTTA